ATCGGATATCCATCATACCTCGCTTTCCAAAAAGACATCTTTACGCACATGGCTGCTTGTGAAGCTGACCCTCGTTGTTTCGGTCAGCTTTATACTAAGTGTCGTCGTTCTGGCTACACTAACATATGCTCTGCTGTCTTGGTGGATGAAGCTACGCAAGTTAAAGAGAAGCTTCTTGGCATACAGTCGAAGACTGGTAAAGACTCGCAGGAGAACATTTTTATGAAAAAAGTAGTCTCTATTTTTAGAGGCTATCCATTCTTCTTCAAGCCTATCCAGGATGGTACTACAAACCCACGTATGGAGCTTGCATTTCGTGAGCCGTCAAAGCGTATCACTAAAAACAACAAGACTTCACATAGGGGTGACGCTTTAAACACGGTTATAAACTGGAAGAACACCACAAACAATGCATATGACGGCGAGAAGCTACATATGCTTTACCTCGACGAGGCTGGTAAGTGGGAAAAACCAACTGACATTAGAGAAGCCTGGAGGATTGAGCGTACTTGTTTGATTGTAGGGCGTAAAGTAGTCGGCAAGGCTATTGTGGGGAGTACGGTAAACCCAATGAATAAAGGGGGCGACGAGTATAAAGGCTTGTGGCACGACTCTGACCCCAATGAGCGAAACAATAACGACAGAACCAAGACGGGTCTTTATAGAATATTTATTCCAGCTTATGACGCCTTAGAAGGGTTTTTTGATGTTTATGGTAATGCTGTTGTAGAGGATCCTCCCCAAAGCGTACACATACATGGTATAGATGGGGACATCATAGAAATTGGCAGTAAGACTTACTTAAAAAACGAGCGCAAATCCTTTAAAGACAACCCTTCAGAGCTAAACGAAGTGACTCGGCAGTTCCCTTTTACCGAAGACGAGGCTTTTAGAGATAGCATCGAGGGTAGCTTGTTTAATATAGGTAAGATATACCAGCAAATAGAGCATAACGACGAGCTGTTCCCTAACCCTGTTGTTGTAGGAAACTTTACATGGAGGGAAAAAGACAAAGAGGTTGTTTTTTCACCCACCCCTAATGGCAGGTTTAGGGTGTCTTGGATGCCTGATCCTTCTGAAAGAAATATATCTAAAACTGAAAGAGGAAAAAAAATAGCTCCGTTCACCTCTTATGGCTGTGGAGGCGTTGACTCATATGACCTAGATGCTACTGTGGACAACAGAGGGTCCAAAGGGGCTCTTCATATGTACAATAAGTTTAGCATGAACCGCCCTTCTAATATGTTTGTTGTGGAGTATGCTTCTAGACCAGATCTAGCCAGTATATTTTACGAAGACGTTCTTATGTGTGCGTTTTATTACGGATATCCTTTACTTGTAGAGAACAATAAGTACGGCATCGTAAGATACTTTGAGTCAAGGGGTTATGACGGATATTTGATGGACAGACCGAGACACCTAATGAGTAGCTCTTCTCACGTAAACGTAAAAACAAAAGGAATTCCGTCTAATTCTCAAGATGTCATACAGTCTCACGCTCAGTCTATAGAGAAGTATATCCACGATCATGTAGGCATAAACTACGAAAGCGGAGAGACAGGCACTATGTACTTTAATAAAACTCTTGAGGATTGGATTGGGTTTAAAATAGACAAAAGAACTAAGTTTGATTTAACCATTAGTTCTGGTTTGGCTTTACTTGCAGCTCAAAAGGAAAAAGAAAAAGCCAAGTCTGATTTTAAAGAGAAGGTATTTTTTAGAAAATATAAGGTCTAACGCCGATTTGTTATATTTGCAGAATATGCATAATGCAAGTAAATTATGAGCCTCGATAAAAATAGCAAGCATTCCTTCCCAAACCCTCTAGCAGACGCATCAACTAAGGAGAGTATGTCTTATGGTTTGCAGTATGCAAAGGCTATTGAAAACCAGTGGGGCAAAATAAAGGAGTCTACATCTCTTTACGGTAAAAGAAACGCTGTATTCGAAAGAAGTCGAGATTACGCTAACGGCACTCAAGACACCAACATATATAAAAAGCTTCTGCGTTCACTCAACCCTAACGATGGAGACGGAAGCTTAATGAATATGGACTACACCCCTGTTCCTATTTTGCCTAAGTTTGTTAGGGTTGTTGTAAATAAAATACTTTCTAAAGACCCTTACCCAAACCTAGAGGCTATTGATCCTCTTTCTTCCTCTGAAAAAAACAACAAAAAGAGGAGAATGGAGATCCAGGTTGAAGCAAAAAAACAATTGCAACAACTTAAGCAGCAGACAGGTATGGTAATTGGCGAGGATCCAGACCAGCTTCCAGACTCTCTAGAGGAAGCTGAGATACTTCTGGGTACTAACGTCAAAACTGATGCAGAGATTGCAGCTCAGATAGGGACTAACATGACCCTTTCATGGAATAACTTCAACGACGGAACCTTACGAAGATGCGTTAATGATCTGGTTGCCTTGGGCATGTGCGTTGTGAAAAGAAGCAACGATCCTAATCACGGGATTAAGACTGATTACGTAGACCCCTCTACGTTTATTCACAGTCATACAGAGGATCCTTTTTTTGAGGATTTAATTTATGCGGGGCATGTTAAGTCTATGTCCATACAGGAGCTAAGAAGAATATCTGCTGGTGAGATTACAGAAGAACAGCTTGAGGAGTTAGCTAAATCAGTCAAAGGAAAATATGGTAACAACCCAAGTTCTTTTGGCAAAAGCAGCTATAATAACCTATCTCAAAGAACTGACTATGGATATGACGAGTACATGGTTGATGTGCTTGAGTTCGAGTTTATTTCCGTTGATTGCATATACTTCGAAGAGAAAGAAAATCGTTTTGGAAACGTAAACTTCTTCATGAAGGGTTTTGAATACTCTGAGAAACCAGGCAGTGTATTCGAAAGAAATCCAGTTAAAATGGATGTCTCTACCGTTTATGGGGGTATGTATGTAATGAACGGATCTAACATCGTGTTTAATTACGGGAGGTCTAAGAACGTACCAAAGAACATTCACGATATATCATCGGTTAGGCTATCCTATTCTCCAGTGGCTACCAACATTCGGGACATGATGCCGAAATCTATGGTGGAAAGCTGTACTGGTTTTGCTGATATGCTTCAGTTGACTCACCTTAAGATTCAGCAAGCTATCGCTAAGGCGAAGCCAGACGGATTAATTATCGACATCGAAGGGTTAGAGAACGTGCAACTAGGAAAAGGCGGAGATCTACAGCCTTTGGATTTACATGATATCTACGAGCAAACTGGCGTATTCTACTACAGAAGTAAAAACCCAGAGGGAGGATTCCAGAACCCACCAGTAAGAGAGATAGGTAATAGTATTCGTAATATAAACGAACTAATAGGTCTTTACAATCACTACTTGCGTATGATTCGAGACGCCACAGGCGTTAACGAAATGATGGATGCATCAACTCCAAAAGGAGACACACTGGTAGGCGTTCAGCAAAATGCAATTGCAGCTGGAAACAACGCTATATACGACATCACAAACGCCTCTATGGTTCTTTACAAAAAGGTTTGTGAAGATATAGTTAAGTGCTTGCAAATCATACCAGAAGAGTCTGTCCTTCATGAGATATATAGCAACGCTATAGGAAAGGAAAATATGGCTGTTCTTTCTTCGTTCAATGACCTTCCTATGTACAACTTCGGTGTACAGGTGGTGAAAGAAATGGAAGACAAGGATAAGGCTTATTTAGAGCAGAATGTCCAGATGGCTATTCAACAAAAGGAAATAGACCTTGAAGATGCGATTGCAATTAGAAACATGAAGGACGTTAACCAGGCCGAAAGGCTTTTAGTGGTAAGACGCAAGAAGCGTATGGCTCTTCAGCAGCAGATGGCCGCTCAAAACTCACAGATGCAAGCTCAGTCAGCTCAACAGGCTGCTCAAGCTGCTTCTCAGGCAAAGCAGCAGGAGATGCAAATGGAGGCTCAGATAGAGGCCCAGCAGATGCAGCTTAAAGCGCAGTTAGAGAGTCAGCTAGAGCAGGTTAAGCATCAGTTTAGGAAAGAGATCGAGCTTATCAAAGCTCAGGCCACCCTTGGGTTTAAAACTGAAGATCAAGAGTTTAAGCAAAAACTTGAGGTTTTAAAAGAAGACAGAAAAGACGATAGAGTAAAGAAGCAGTCCTCTGAACAAAGTAAGTTGCTTTCTCAGCGTCAAGGAAATAGAGGTGAACTTCCAGAGGCTGGGGATAGCGTAGACAACATTGTAAACTCACTATTAGGATAACATGGCAAGCAAAGTAAACTTAGACGTAGCTGAAAGGCTTGATATCACCTGCAAAAGAGGAGACACTTTTTCTCTCAATCTTACACTGAATGATTCTAGCGGAACCGCTTTAGATTTGACTGAATATGAGTTTTTAATGGATGTAAAGACTAATCCCGTTAGATCCCGAACAGGAGTTTCTGAAAGGGAAGTGATTGCTTCTAGCAGCCTTTCTTCTTCTACTTCGGATGCCAAGGCTTTAAGCGAAGAACAAAAGTCAAAACTAAGCAATGGGTTTGTGTTTAGCGACGGAACTACTTCTGGCGTTGTTACCGTTACAGCTTCAGCGGATGTCATGAAGGAGCTACCTGTTGGTTCTTTTACTTACGATATTCAGCAAAAAGTTAGCGATGTAGTAACAACTATACTAAGAGGGTCATTTAGTGTAAACGAAGACATTTCAAGATAACATGGCTATAACAGTTACAACAAACGGGTCCACCTCAGTAACAGTTACAGCCCCAGCCTCTAGCTCGGTAGTAGTAACAGAGAAAGGTGTTAAAGGAGATAAAGGCGACACAGGACCTCAAGGCCCTGCTGGGGCTGACTCAACTGTAGCTGGTCCTGCTGGTCCTGCTGGTCCTGCTGGTCAAGACGGTGCTGATGGTGCTTCACCCACGACCTCTAATGTAGCAGCTACTGGCGCTGTTATGAAGACAGCAACATCTACTGTTGACTTTGATTTTGTTATTGACGAAAACAACTTTTCTTCTAATTTAGACACTAAGGTCCCTACTCAGCAATCAACAAAGGCTTATGTAGACGCTGAAGCAAACGCTAGAGCATCAGCTGACTCTATAAATGTAGCTAGCATCGGTGCGGTGGCTACACTGCTTTCAAACACACAGTCTAGACTTGGATCAGGAGCTACAGGGGATGACCTTTCTGATATTGGTACCCCAGCGTCTGACGATAAGGTTTTAATTCAAGACACGTCTGATAGCAATAACCTTAAGTATGTTGATTTTAGTGATTTTGGGTCTGGAGATATAACTTCCGTGGTTGCAGGAACTGGATTGACTGACGGGGGTACGTCGGGTGATGTTACCTTAAATGTTGCAGGAGGCACAGGGATAACCGCTAACGCCAATGATATATCTATTACGGATGGTGGTGTTGGGACCACTCAGTTAGCCAATGATTCAGTAACGGAAGATAAATTAGACAACACTCTTCTTGCTGAAATAGACGCTAATACAGCTAAAGTTACCAACTCAGATCAAACCCAGGCTGACATAAATGCCCTTGCAATAACAACCGTTGGCACTATAGACTCTGGTACTTGGAATGGAGCTGCTATAGCCAGCGCCTATCTGGATTCCGACACAGCTCATCTGTCTGGTACTCAAACCTTTAGCGGGGCAAAAACATTCAGTGACAGCATTCAGGTTGATAACATCAATCTAGATGCAAATACAGTAAGCACAACGAATACCAACGGAAACCTTTTACTAGCTGCCAACGGGACTGGATTTGTAGAGTTAAAAGGAAATACCAACGCTGGCGCTATACGCTTTAACTGTGAAGATAACTCTCACGGCGTAACCATAAAAGGTCCTGCCCACTCTGCTGGGGCTACTTATACCCTTACTCTTCCTACCGACGACGGGACCGATGGTCAGATACTTAAGACTGATGGCAACGGGGTTTTAGATTGGGTCAACAACTCAGGATCTTATACGCACCCTAACCACACAGGAGAAGTCACGTCTACAGCAGATGGAGCTCAAGTCATAGCGGATAACGTAGTAGACGAGGCAAACCTTAAGGTTTCTAACGCGCCTACTAATGGTTACGTGCTTACTGCCCAATCTGGAAACACAGGAGGTTTAACTTGGGCCGCTGTTAGTGGAGGCGGGTCTGGAGGCATTGGTACTGCTGATCAAACTCTTGATGCTGACAGAACTATAGACACTAACGGGCACAACCTTGATATCGAGCTTGACTCAAGCGGAACGGCAGACACCTTCACTGTCCACGATGGCACTCATGACTTGTTCCAAGTAGACACAGCTACCACTGGGACTATCTTCAGCGTAAATGACGTGTCTGGTTTACCTAAGCTCACTGTAGACGACTCTGACGGCGTAACCATTAACAAGTTTAAACAAGTTAATCTTGAAAAAACAGCAGTAGCGAATTTCTCTCACCAAGGAGAAGTTATTTACATAGGTACTGGCACTACTACTCAGGGCGAGCTTTGTTACTATAAAGCTGACGGGACATGGGCGGCAACCGATGCTGACGCTACAGCTACTGCTGGAGGCGTACTGTTGGCGATTGCTTTGGGCACTGATCCCGATGCAGACGGCATGTTGCTTCGTGGTATGTTTACTTTAGATCATGATCCAGGAACCGTTGCTGATGAGTTATACGTTTCCACTACAGCTGGAGACATTACGAGCACCGCTCCTTCAGGAAGTGGAGATATTGTTCGTTTGGTTGGTTATTGTTTAGATAGCACAAATGGGCAGATTTGGTTTAATCCATCTAACGACTTTACTGTAGTTTAATAAAAAACACGTTTAATGCATTTCGAAAACAGACATTACGTAATCTTCGATATGAGCGAAGTAGCAACCATTGACTTCTCAGAGGTTATGGAGACATCAGCGGACACCCTCAGGAAGAGTGTAGACGAAAGCAAGAGCTTCGTTAAGTACGAAGGGGGCCAACCACCTTCTGTTGTGGCTCTCGCTACACGCAGTCAGGAATACACTCACGAAGAGATTCTTACGCTGTTGGCTGGGACTGACTGGACTGACCCTAACTCAGACATCTAAATGGGAGGGTTTGCAAATAACGCACCTATCGTAACCGATGGGCTAGTATTCTATGTAGATGCGGGGAATAGTAAGTCGTATTCTGGTAGTGGTACTTCTTTTAATAATTTAGCGGATTCATCTAATAACTTTACTATTAGTGGTAGTCCTACACTTAATACTTTGCCAGATAGATTTACTTTTTCCTCAAACCAAGCTACCCAATATTTAGAAAAATCATCATATAGTTTTCCTGCTGATGATTATTCTATTTCTATATGGGTAAAATTTACAACAACATCATTTAATGGTGCTACTGTAAGTTATGCATATTCTGATGATCAAAATAACGAATCTTTAATGTACTTTTCATCTGGTGAATTGAAATTTTATGGCCCTAGTACTAATGAGAGTACTAATTGGGATATACCGAACACTACTTCTTGGTTTAATTTAGTAAGAACTAGAATTAAATCTAGTGGTGCTGAAAAACTTTATGTAAATGGTTCCGAAGAATTTTCTACAACTAGAGATGCTAATGTTTCTACTGAAACCCCAGGTACTCTTATTTTTGGTCAAGAACAAGACACATTAGGTGGTGGTTTTGATTCTAGTCAATGCTTTTATGGGGACTTTGCTTTAATGAAACTTTATAATAAAAGCCTTTCATCTACAGAAGTCCTCCAAAACTACAACGCCCTAAAAAACAGATTCGTATGAGTTACAGTTTCGGTAAAGGCATAGTGACGGATGGGTTGGTGTTCTACGTGGATGCAGCTAACGAGAATAGCTATCCTGGTAGTGGAACTACTTGGACGGATTTGGTTGAGAAAAAAGAAGGAACACTTGAGCCTACTAATGGGCCTACTTATGATTCAGGAGATGGTGGCTCTATTGTGTTTGATGGGGCTGACGATATGGTTGATTTTGGAGGCAGTATACTAAACATTGGCACCCAAGATATGACCATATCATCATGGGTAAAACTCACATCAAACCCCTCAGGTTTCATTACAATAGTCAGCAAATCATACGCTAGTAGTGGTGACAGATATTTCATGGGCGCTAACTCCAGTAGAAAAGTAACGTTACTTCTCGCTGCGGGTGGCTCCAGCGCAAAGATTTCGACTGGCTCCACCGCTTTATCTCTTGATACTTGGTACTTTATTACGGGTGTTTGGGATAGAAGTGGTAATGTAAGCATTTACGTAGATGGTACAGCAGATACTGTGTCAAACGCTGATATATCTGCCCTTGACGGTGAAGACATCTCGAATAATGGCATTCCCTTTAGAATTGGCTCTTATGCGGCTTCTAATAAAATCTCTCCCCTCTTATTATGGCCAGGTAATATAGCTACAGCTATGTTATATTTTAGGACACTCTCCTCCACAGAAATCCTCCAAAACTACAACGCTTTAAAGAATAGATTTACCTGACTATTTTGTTTTTATTATCTTTGCTTTATGGCTGAAGATGTAAAGAAAAAGCTCAAGCGGTTTGGGCTGTCAGGTTTAAACAAGCCTAAGCGTTCTAGCAGCGGCGGTAAATCACACGTAGTTGCTGTTCGTTGTAACGGCAAAATCAAGATTATTCGCTTTGGGCAAGCTGGTGTAAAAACCAATCAAACCGCAGGGCAACGCAAAGCCTTTAAGAGCCGCCACGCCAAGAACATAGCCAAGGGTAAGTGCAGTGCAGCATACTGGGCCAACAAAGTGAAGTGGTCCCCAAGCAAGACTAAATCTTCAAGCAAGAAGTGGGTTAAAGGATCATGAATACAGTTAAGCACAATAAAGGCGGAAAGCTCAATGTTAGCAGTGCCACGAAGTCTGTCTCAGCACCTTCTGGTTATCACTGGATGGTGGATCGGGGTAGATACTTTCTCATGAAGGGAGATTATAAACCACACCCTGGCGCTGTCAAAGAAGCCAAGTTTAAGCTCGTTAGCCATGAGAGCTAAGAAAGCAGGGTGCGGTAAAGAGGATTGTGATTGCGGCTGCAAGAAGTATAAAAAAGGCGGTACTCTAAAGGATGCCTGTTATTACAAAGTGAAGAAGAGGTACAAAGTGTGGCCCTCTGCTTACGCCTCTGGCGCGTTGGCTAAGTGTAGGAAGGTAGGCGCGAAAAACTGGGGCAATGGCGGTAAGGAAAACTAAGTCTGGACTGAACCTTAAACGATGGTTCAAAGAAGACTGGCAGACAGAATCTGGAGAAAAGGATACTGGGGGGGAAAAGAAGACTTTCAGACCTAGGGTGAGGGTTTCCTCAGAAACTCCTGCTACATGGGGTGAGCTCACTCCAGCAGAGAGAAGAAGAGCACGAAAAGAAAAACGCAAAAAGGGTAGGGTTGCCAGATTTAAGGTCAAGAAAAAGCCTAAAAAATAATTACTATATTTGCATTCATATAACCAACAATAATGGCTACTACTACTGCAACAATCACACTTTCGAGCGGGGACCTTACGGGTGACGCTCTCGCGCTGTCAACTACAGCGACACTCACCAAGGCGGGAACGCTCACTGGTTTAGACCAAACAACTGGAGTTGGTCGCAAAACAACATCATCTAGTTCTCAGTACACTCTCGTTGATAAAGGGGATTATGCTGACGACAAGGCTCACAAGGTTTATATTAAGAATACCAGTACGGTAGCCACTGAACACGCTATTGTAACTATCGAGTCTCAGCTGCTCGGTCGTTTGTATGCTGGTGACTGGTGCTTGCTTCCATTCAATGGCGATCAAGACATTAAGATTACCCCTAGCGTTTCTACTGCCTTTACTATTGAGTTCGCTGTTATCTACGAAGCATAATGGCAATAGTACGCGCTTCACTCAGCCTTAATAGTGCTGACGTGCTTACGAGCGCGTTGGCCTTAAGCACAGTGGCTAACCTCACTTGCGACTCTGGTGCTTTAATCAGAGCCAAGGTAAAGGCTATCGACCACGACACTACCGCTCTACGTATTTACGCTGCTAATCAGTGCAATGACAGAGCCTACATGTATGTCAAGAACTTAGACTCGGAGCTTGAGCAATACGTTTATATATACAACGATACTGACTCTGATGGCCTTGTGGCTAAAATCGGTGGTGGTGAGTTTGCTTTTATCCCCGTTGCAGTGGATAAGGCTTACGTTGTTTATGCTACAAAGGTAGACACGATGGTAGAATACGGTATATTTGGTAACGACAACTCAACTGTTCCGTTCACTGGAGCTGGAGCATCATAATAAATAAGACATGGATTTAAAAGGACTCAAGCCAGTTTATATAGGGGCCAGCACCACAGTTAGCGCTCCTGAAGGTCGATACTTCAAGGCAATTACTGTTTTAGATGTTGATGGCACTATTGCCGTAAAGGGCGGCATTTATGAAGGTCTTGACGCAGACGACTCTAGCGGGTCTGAGCACCTTGATGCTAGTGGCGCGACGCTCGCAGGAACTCACGCTGCGGGCATTTATGAGCTGATCCCAACAGTTGCTTTAGCTATGAAAATTCCAGCAGGAACTACTGTTTACGGAAACTTTAGTGAAATTGCTTGTGGGGCTGGAGATATCGTAATGGCCTACCTATAAAAACACAATTAATTAAATATAATGGAACAAAATACAATCGAAGAGATTGGTGGAATGAAGGTCTTCAGCAACCCTGAGGACCTTGCTGCGTCAATGAGTAGCACACCAGAACAACCACAAGCTGAACAGGTAACACCTGAACAGCCTACGGTAGAAGAGACTCCAATGCAAGAAACTCCCGTACAGGAGATGCAGACGGAGCAACCAATACAAGAGAATGAGGTTCAGCGGG